CCACGACTACATACTGGCGATGTCATATCAAAAATAGGTTTACATGGTCAAATTGATTCTGGCGGTAACGCAGTCACAATTGACTATGAACTAAGAAAAATGACCCCTGCCTCTACAGGCACAGTAGATGCCAGTGTTCAAACAGGCACACAAATCGCCAAATCCGCAAACTACAAAATTGACGATTCAACAGTTTTAGCAACACCCTACAAAATCATTGACAGCACATCATTATATATACTAATCACATGCACAACCGCAGCAACAACAGATATTGAATTGACAGATATACATATCACAATAGACCAAAGGTAAAAATGGGAGTCGGAGACGTAGAAACACGAATAGTTGACGCTGATACTACAGCAATCTCAGCAGCAGTTACAGCTATGCGTACAACTGCAAATGATAAATGGTTGATGTGTTCCACTGCAAATGGTTTGCAGGTAATTATAGTCAACGTGGAAGAAGCTTAGAGGTAAGAAAAAGAAAATGGCAGCAGGCGCAGTCCAAACGAATATTACTTCTCCTAATGCAAAAGCCGGAGCTCTTTTTAATGGAACTACTAATAGAATAGTAGTTACAGATAATTCTAATTTAAATTCACCATTATTCACAATTACAGCATGGATAAAAAGAGATTCTGATACAATAAGAAGTCATATATTACGTAAAGGAAGTCCAATAATATTTCAAATAGATGCAACCAATCATCTTTCTTTAGACACAACAACATTAACAGATAATGCTATTATATCAACAGCTACTATTTCTGATAAACTCTGGCACTTTGTCAGTTGTCAATATGATGGCTCTAGAATCAGTTTAAGGATTGATTCCACTACAAAAAACGAAGCATCCACTGGCACCAGAGGTTTAGATGCAACCAATCTAGCCATAGGAGACGGCGCCGTCGTAGGTGGAACTTTTCATCCATTCGCAGGTGTAATAAGCGATATGAGATTTTATAATGTTGGTCTAAATGATAATGAACTAAATAAAATACAATCAGGAGAAAATATTACAAAAGGATTAGTAAGTAGATGGAAATTTGAGAAAGATTATAATGATAGTGTTGATTCAAATAATGGCACTAATACTGGTACGATATTAGGTATATTTGATACAGATATCGCAGCTGCAGTCGCAGCAGACAGAACCACCGCCAACGATATATATTTGATTGCTGAATCCGGCAACGGCAAACAAGCAATCTCAGTAATCATAGAAGAAACATAAACAAACTAAACGAGGAAAAAGAAAATGAACGAAGAAAAAATAGTAAAAATCCATACAAAGAAAGGCCGCATTATAACATTAACTGTCTTAGAACAGGACGATTTCTACATAGAGGGCCATGATAAATTCGGTGAATATGTCAAGCTACCTATGGCTGAAATTGATACATGCCTCCCATATTATCAACACGGAGGGACAATATGAGACAATCTAAAGTTGCAACGCGTAGGGGTACATCGGAGCGAAAAATAACAGAAATTCTAAGATGTGTCACGCACCACCCAGAAGGCATCACTCCCAAGATGATTGCACTCAAGACGTCGATAAACGTCAACACAATAAAAGCAATATTGCCGAAAATCTCAGGAATCAAAAAAATCATTAGAGGCCTCTATAAAGTTGTTGACAGGGGGGACGGTACCATATCTTCCCCGACCGACGTCCTCTCCGACTGGAACTTCCACAACGCCGTCTTGTCGACGTCATTGGCGTTTGATAACCCAAAAACAACACATTCAACGCATAGTTTTGGACTCATCAACTTAGAATTTATAATTAGTAAATCAGGAAACGCTACACTTAGGATTGCCTCTGACAACCCCTTAAACGTGTCCTCAATATGTATGGTGTATGGGTTCTTCTGCGAATTAATAGAACGCCACATTGCCACAGCCCCGTCGGCGTCGGAGGTGTATATCAGAACGATTGAGTTCAACAAAGACTATTCCAACCTCCGTTTGGACGGCGTAGGGTGTTTAACAATTGACAACTTATGCGAACAATTCAAGATTTACCAGAAAAAACGTGGCCTAAGACTCGAGCACAAGACAAAAGTCAACTTCACTGTTGAAAATATTGTTGACATGCTAACGAACAACCCCAACAGTCTAGAAAGTAATGTGAAGCTAGCTAATCAGGCCAAACAAATCGAGCGAATAGAATCGGCACTGGTAAAAACTAATGCCTTACTTTACAAACTAATTGACAAGCCTACCTCGTGAAGGAAATATTCCCAACAAAATCGAGTTAGGATGACTGACAAGATTAACTACTAAATCAATCGTCTCTATGACGACGGATTTATGTGTAAATCTCATCAGGCCATCCACTCACGAGCTCGAGTATGACATTGTATTGTGTCGACGTGAATAACCACTCGCTAAAGCGATGTGCTCAAGCACTCCTCCCAAACCAATGTCTACTTACGAGTGATTTAGTCAGAATATTAAATAATTAAACCCCCAGTCTTTCGTCGAAAACTGTCGAAAGACGGAGGTCATTAAAAATGGCAACAGAAAAACAAGTAGGACTAATGATGGCGAGAGCAAAGGATGCAGGAGTAACTGTAAATAGAGAAGATTTGGTTTTGTTAGATGATGCAGGTATCGACGACAAACTAGATGGATTTGCGTTTGAGTTTGCTATGACTGAATATCAAAAAGCCAACCCAACTGACAAGCCTACCAAAGAAGACATTGAAGCTCCTGAAGCCCCGTCCTGCACACAATATGCAGACGTCTCGGGCAACAACTTCGGGATGGCGGCGAAAGCAGTCATCAACGCTGACTACGAACTACACCGTAAAGGATTCAAAGCACATGGTAGAGCAGATTTGATAGAAAACATCCACTTCTACTATGAATTATTACAAGAAGCTAGGGCCCAACTGAGCTCTTCCTCTTCGGAGGTGGCAGAATGAGTTCCGCACGACAATACACATGCCTTTTACTCGAAAGAATAGAAGAAGGCGACTACGACAAAGACCAAGTCATCATGGCTTGTACTAAATACATGAGCGAAGACGATGTCCATGATATGATGGACTACAACGAAATGCTAGAAGACGACCCTTTTGGGTCTCCTTTTTGTCAAGTCACCAAAGAACTCCACGACGAGCGTGTTCGTGAACATGCCAACGAGGTACAAGATGCACAGAACGACGAGGTACGAAAATGAGTATGATAGACAATAGCTTACAAGATACACATGATTTAGAAGAATATGGAGAAGACATTGAGTCTTCTTCTATTTCTCGTCTGACCCAACTCGGCGACGACTGGGATGAGTTCTACAACGACTTGATGGAGGACAAGAAACTATGAGCATTCAAAGCTTAGGCAGAGTACTGTGGAGACTAAGACAAAGGTATGGTAGTAAGTCTACCTACCGCTATGTTGACCTACGAACATGTATCATGTATGAGTGTGGTACTAGCCCAATTACATACTTGCGTAACCGTAAAGCTATGCTACATCTCGGTTGGATAGCCTCACACTCAAAGACCAAGTTCAGACTAACAAATAAAGACCTAGAAGAATGATACCCAAAACACATGAATCCCCTCGCCACGCCGTGGCCTCCGCCCCTTGACGCCGTGTCCCTCTCCCCACGACGGGACATCACGACGGGGGGGCTCCGTCCCCGGCGTTGGGTCTAACAACGACGATGCCGTCGACTACGTCGCCGGCTGTGAGCATGAAAAGGTTTGTTTTTGTTGTACCTTCCGGAGCGCTCTATGCGCTCGCTACATGTTGCTCCCTTCGGTCGCAACGTCGGGCTCGCTACACTCGCCCGCCTGCGGCGTGCTCCCTATGTGTTTACGAGTCTGGTTGAATGGTTGTGTGGTGGGTGGGTAGGCCTTGAAAGATTTTTATATGAAAATGATAATCTGGCTCGAAGATTGGATTGATTGGCGCCTGAATGGCACTAATTTACCATTATGGTATCTACTACTTGTGGATGCCATCTTCACGCTATATTTTATCAACAACATTGGAGGAAACTGAAAATGAACAATGAATCAATAGAAAGCATAACAAAGGATGACTGGGAACTGACCTTGAAAGAATTGAAGGGCCAGAGATTACAACTGACACTGCAAGGTACTGTTATCAATGCAGGTATAGCGCACATAGAGCATCTAATCAAGACTCTATACCCAAAAGACGATAAAGAGAAGATGAAAGAATTATGATTGATGAATTCAAATGGGACCCATGGCAGAAAGGCGTACTTGATACAGACGGCAATATAACTATTCGGTCTGGGAGACAGGTAGGCAAGAGTGAAGTAATCTCAGCGAAAGCTGTACAGTTTGCCATGGACCACGCAGGAACAACCACCCTGATAATTGCCGCTTCGCAGCGGCAATCATCTCTCCTGTTTGAGAAGGTTAGGGGTAGAATGGACCAACTTAAAGACGTCTACCTTGAAAAACCCACTTTGACAAGAATTTTATTAAAAAACGGCTCGAGGATATACAGTTTACCTGCTGGTAGAACTGGGTATTTCATAAGGGGGTTTACTATTGACATGTTAATCGCTGATGAAGCGGCCTATATCCCTGAGACAGTTTGGAATGCAGTTATTCCCATGATAGCTGTCTCACGTAAGATGCGTAAAATGGGCCATTTAGTCCTTCTAAGCACACCTTTCGGAAAGGGAGGCTTCTACTATGACTCATTCACTGACAAAGATTTCAAGAGCTTCCATGTCTCAAGTGAAAAATGCCGAAGAATCCCTGCTGCCTTCTTAGCTAAGGAACGGCAAAGGATGACTAAGACAGAATATGCCCAAGAATATCTGGGAGAATTCACGGAAGACCATAATCAATTCTTCCCGACCAAACTAATCAAACAATGCATGACATTTATTGACTGGAACAAGGAAAAAGATGCCCGAGCGGGGTCTAATTACTATTTAGGGCAAGATTTAGCCCGATATGGTGGTGATGAGGTCGCTTATGCCATCATTGAGGAACAAAACAACCATTTGAAAGGTGTTTCGTTCCATACTAGGGAAAGGGTATCTACGACCCAAACAGTAGGGGAAACAGGTGTTTTAGATGACAAATGGGCATTTAAAAGAATCTTTACAGATAGTGGGGGTCTTGGCGGACCCGTCTTGGACCAACTCCAAGAAAAACTGGGACGTAGAAAAGTGGTTGGCCTCGATAATAGCACAAAAGGAATCCAAGTTAAAGGAGAAGAAAAGAGAGTTAAAATTCTTAAAGAGGATTTATATTCTTTTACACTAATGCTCATGGAAACTGGCAAACTCGAACTCAAGAGCAACCTTGACCTACTGCGTAGCCTCAAGAGCATCACCTTTGAGTACACGTCAGACAAGAAAATCAAAATCTTCGGGAACTACTCCCACCTAACTGAGGCTTTGGTGAGAGGTTGTTGGTGTTTGAAAGAGAAAGGCCTCAATTTATACATTTATTAGTTGCTTTTAGAACATCTCACCAACCCATAAACCACAATGTTTATATAACTTGTGCCCCATAATATGTAATCATGGCAGATACAGGCATCTTCTGCACAACCGCAGAAGTAGAAAGGAAAGCAGGCGCAGGAGCCTCAGCTACTAGTAAAGCCGAGGCTTATACTAATGACTATGTTGCTCAAGCCGAGAGTACTATCAATGCCATCACAAGAATAAACTACTCTGATACATATGCCGCTCTAGACTTAGATGTCAAAGCTATCTTGAGACAGACTGCCAGTGATTTAGCCGCAATCTATGTCATCCAGTATGACATGAGCGGGTACACTAGCAGGGTAGAAGCCGAGGACATGGTAAATATTTTAAGAGATAGTGCCCTTAGAGGCCTAAGCCTATTGAGAGACAAGAAAGTCACTGACTTTATCAACAACCCTTAAAATGGTGTTCGAACATGACTATAAGAAATTCCCGGAACTCACCAACTCACAAATCGCTAACTTTGGGTTCAGTTCCCCTCATATACAAATCACCGAGGACTTTACCGCAGAGGTCGTCCGTGTCCACGACGGCGACACAATCACTCTTAGAACAGAATTTAGAGAATTCAACTTCCCACTTAGATTTTTGGACATTGATGCATCAGAACTAAATGAGGGTGGAGAAGAAGCTAAACAATGGTTAAAATCGAGATTATTAGGACAGACTGTTCAGGTTATCATAGATTCCTCGAACAGAGTCGGGAAATATGGAAGACTATTAGGGAAAGTCTTGCACTATGGTTTAGACATGGGCCAAGAATTACTATCACTTGGTCTAGCGAAACCTTTCGGCACAAAAAAGGAGGGACAGGTAAGAGATAACTTTTACTATATACCAAAATGGCACTAGACTTAGGCGGAGAACAAGACTCAAATCTACCTACACCCCTCAGCTTCCAAACCTTAAAAGATTGGTCTTATTCAGGAGCAGTAGCAACTACACTATACACAGTCCCCGTAGGAAAAAAAGTATATATCACAGATTTCCAAACAAAATCCGCCAACCTCGCTTTAAGTTGTCAACTATCCAGAGATGCTGCTTTTATTGTCAGTACTAATTGTCCTGCGGCGGGTCAATCCGATACTAGGAATTTCACCTCCCCTTTATTATTTTCTACGGGTGAAGAAATTAATATAGTGGGTTCAGCTAATCATGTCACAAGTCTTGTAGTGGGGTGGGAGGAATAAAATGCCTGATACAGACATTGGCTCATCTATTGCCTCAGACTTAGCCAACGCTATGACAGACTATTCAGTGGACCCAGTCTCTACAGATGGAGCGGGAACAATCCCAGAGACCACATATCAAAACGTGAACTGGTCCCAAGACTATGGCTACTATAAAACCATTCCAGAACTCCAAGTCGCTATTGATACTAAGGCCACGTGGACAATAGGGGCAGGATTCACTACCGACTTTACAACCCAGAACATTCTAGACTCAATTAGAGGTAATGGTAAAGACTCATTCAATTCAATTATAAAAAACCTCATAAAAGTCAAAACCATCTCGCAAGATTCATTCGCAGAAATCATCAGAAACAAACAAAATACATTAGTCAATCTAAAACCCTTAGACCCAGAATCAATGGTAATAGTCCAAGACGACAAGGGCCGTATTAAAAGATATGAACAGGTTGCCAAGACTAAGATACCAAACAAACGATTCGCCCCTGAAAAAATATTCCATCTGAGCCATGACAGAATCGCAGATGAAATCCACGGCAAAAGAATAATCGACTCTCTACAATGGCTCATCTTAGCACGTAATGAAGCTATGAACGATTGGAAGACAGTCCTACATAGGAACGTAGCTCCTCTATGGATATTCCACTTAGATACAGACGACACAACTCAGATTGCCGCATTCAAAACTAAAAATGATAATGCTCGAGCCAATGGTGAAAATATGTATATTCCTAAGGGGGCCGTTGTTCCCGAATTGGTTGCTACCGCATCTAATGCATCGTTGAACCCTCTCAACTGGATAAACCAATTAAATGATTACTTCTTTCAAGCGGTCAACGTGCCCCAAATCATCATTGGCAATGCAAAAGAATTCACAGACGCTTCTGGGAAAATAGTCTATCTATCTTATGAGCAGAGTGTCAAAGCAGAACAATTGTATATAGAAGAACAAATATCAAATCAACTCAACCTTGAGATTCAATTGACATTCCCTGCAAGTCTACAAACTGATGCGGTCAGCGATACTACAAGCGAAGTATCAGAAGAACCCCAAGAACAATCAGCCCAACCAAATGATACAACAAGCGAACTAGAGGGCAAGAAATGATAGGCGACTGTTGTAATTCGTTAAACGCTTGCATCGCAGGCTTAGTCATGGCAGTTGCCGCATTATGTTGGTGTCTAAAACTTGAATATAATATAAGGTGTTCTAATGGTAAAATATAAACCAAGAAAAGCCAAAACTATCACAACAAAACAATTGGGTAGAACTTATCAAACTAAAGATAAATCCGGCACAATCAGATATGACTCTGACTATGCAAGAAAACAAAGAGCAGAAACTAAAAAATCAAGACAAGTACAAGCAACACCAAGAGCAAAAGCAATTTTAAAACAAGTTTCACCAGAAGAAGCCAAGACAGTTAGAACAGCAGGTCAACCAGTCTCATACGCAGATAGTTCAGGTAATAAAACAACAACCCCAAATTCCCCCACCTCATCAACAGTAACATCTGGTAATACTATGAGTGCTGCTAGTTCAGACCTCAAAAGTGATACAGCCTTTGCAAAATTAAAAGATATAGGTGGAGAAATAGTTGGAGGAGCCGCAGCCGCTTTAAAAGGAGAAACCCAAAAAGCCGCCCCCGGAACAACTGCAGGCCAACGAGCATATGACCTTGCACTACTCTCCACAATTCTACCCTTAGCAATCCCAGTATCATCAAGTAGAGCATTAGTTCCATATGTAGGTAAAGCACTAGTACCAATTGGAGAAAGAGCATTAACAGTCATTGCGGGCAAACCTTCTGTTCTTACAAAAACAGGCATAACCATCGGCTCAAAATTCATGTCAACAACCACTATCTGGGCAAAAAGCATCTCAACCATGTTCAAAAACCCACAATTCACAGCAAAAGTAATTGCAGCAATCGTAGTCGCTTCATTAGGTGGTAAAGCCTTCGGCCAAAAATTCTTAGGTACAGAAGAAGCGGGCCAATCCGCAGGAATTGTCAAAACCAAAGCTTATGATTTCGGAGTACATCAAGGAGATTGGGCCCCATATTGGGAAATCCGTGCTCAAGAAGATGAAGTATATGCAAGCCCAACCATGGCAGAAGAAATCAAATCATATTTAGGCCCTCTTGCAGTAATTGAAGGAGCAGATAAATATAAAGACACAACTGTTGCAGCCAATACAGTCATGGATTATATGGCTTCAAATATGGAAACAGCCCAAGAATTAAACGAAACCCCCGACCAAACCTATCTCAGAGAAAAACAACAACAAATAGATATGTATAATCTATCTGCGGAATGGAACAGACAACAAAACGCAATTGCCGACGAAAACAACAGAATTGCAAACGCAGCATACCAAGAAACTCAACGAGATGCAGATAGACAAGCCGCAAATGAATCAGCTGAAATGTGGTTAGCATATAAAAAGAAACTTCAGAAGATGGAAGAAGATGATAGAAAAGCAATTGCGGATTTCTGGATTGCTTACAACAAAAGAAAAATCAAATCAGAACAGAATAACCAACCGAGCAACCTAAAATTTGGATTGCTGTAAGGAGGAGAAGAAGATGGAAGTAATAATAAACGGAATAAATTATATACCCCAACCAGTAGCACATACTGAGCAAACAATGATTGCGAAAGTAGAAGCCCAGCAACAACCCCAATCATCATGGCCAATAAAATGTTGTATATGTGGCAATGATGCAACAGTCCCTTTCGAACCAAAACTAGGATCTAACAATCTAAAATGTAGAGATTGCCATCAAAAAGGTGTTATGAAATGACTGAAGAAGAAACCCCACCAGAACCTACACCACCACCTGAAGAACCACCACAAGAAACCCCCGATTCACTCATTACAAAAGCTAATGAGGCTGCGGAAAGATTAGAAGGTGCCAACAAAAAATTAGAAGGCCTTCTCAACAGACAAGAGGAGCAACAGGTTGAGAACACTCTTGCCGGTACAGCCCACGCAGGCACCCAAAAACAAACAAAAGAACAAAAACAAGTTGCCTCAGCCAAGAAAATGTTAGAAGGCACAGGATTTGAAGATATGCTAGATATGCCAAAATAACCTCATAATCTTCGAAAGTTTTATATAATAGCTTAGCCATAAACTGTACCACAATGGCAAACGAAGCAATTATCGTAGAACTTCTCGGAAATAAAGGTGACCCAGTAAGATATACTTGTGCTGATGGTACAGGCATACCAAAAGGGACAATAATGCAGTTGAATTCTCCTCGAACAGTTATCGAACCCGATGCGGTAGATAAACCAGTAGTCGGAATATCAGCTTCTGAAAAAGTTGCTAGCGATGGACAAACCTCTATCGCAGTATATACAAATGCTATCTTCCAAGTTGTATGTGAAGATACACAATGCGAGGTAGGCGACAGTGTTTCAATAGGCACAAGCCACGACGGTAGAGTCGAACTCTCAAGCACACTTGATGTCGAGAAAGGATGGGCCGTTGGCTATGCTTTGGAAACAATCGGTGTCGGTTCGACTGGCATGATAAAGGTGAGAAAATAAAATGGCAGATTCAACAGGTGAACAGGACCTTAGAGCAGAGAACTTCTCACGAATCGTGAAAGGCTTTGCCTTACAACAGTATAAAATGAAACAGCTTTGTATGATTGAAAGTTCCAATGCATGGACCGAGACATACTATCAAGAAACCGCAGCAGATCTAGTTGGTAAAGACACTACTGCATCTGGTACAGTTGAAGGTGTCCCACGTCTAGCAAACTTCCCTTATGGAGAAGTAACATGGACCAAAATTCAAGGCAGAAACATAAAACATGGTATGGAAGGAGTCCTATCATGGGAAGATGTCAAAACCAACAATGTTCCAATGATTGCCAGAACACTATTAAGAATAGCACGAGCAGTCAGCAAATCAGTTGATGGTGTAATAGCAGCCGCTATTGTATCAGAAGCAGGTTCAACTCAAGCCGCAAACGCTACATGGGATAATGCAATCATTGCAGACAGAGACCCAATCCAAGACATTCTCAATGCCAAATCTCTATTAGCAATCGACAACTACAACCCAGATATGAATGGATTTCTATTACTCCATCCAACAGGCTTATCACATCTATTAGGTAATGCCAATATCAGAAATGCAGGACAATTCTACACAGATGCAGTTACAAGAAATGGTGTAGTTGGTTCATTACTCGGACTAACAATAGTTTCAAGTAACTCTGTCACAGATGGTGGTGCACAAGTCATCATTGGAAAAGAAGCTTGCACATGGAAATCAGTTGTTGGCTTATCAGTCAAAACAATCGAAGACCCCGGAAATAAATACACAATCAGAGCATGGGAAGTTGGCCAATTACAGGTCGTAAACCCAGACGCTATTTGTAAAATCACAGGTGTATAAAATGAGTAAAGAAAATCGTAAGATGATGTATGATAAACTCTGCAAAGAGGATAGACTATCACAAGACGACGGAGCACTCAGAAAAGAATTTGGTTTACCCATGAACAGGGTACCAAAACCACCAACACCTATCCCTAAAATTGAAAAGAAAAAGGGGAAAAAAGATGGTAAGTGATGTCATCCAAACAGTAGCTATCAATAAAGCAGACGGCAGTTTCCAACGTAATGAACAAGAGTATCATATACCTATGACTTCTGGATTTACTGGCGGAACTTCAACAGTCGGCTATGTCAAGAACGGCCGAGATTATTCTTTACTCACACTCGCTCAAAACGCAACCGCTGATACATGGGTGGTAGCCTTACCACGACTACATACTGGCGATGTCATATCAAAAATAGGTTTACATGGTCAAATTGATTCTGGCGGTAACGCAGTCACAATTGACTATGAACTAAGAAAAATGACCCCTGCCTCTACAGGCACAGTAG